ATTTTTTCGCAGATGATTTGAAATTTTAACAGGTCAAAATATTCCCGTCAAACTCAGGGCGTAAAAAACCTGTTCGATCTGAATGCATCTAATCGACAGGCTGTTTTTATTGTTTTTTCGGCTCAAGAAAAGCCGGTTATTTTTTCAATTTTACCTTTTTAGCGGCCGCCTCAACCTTCTCACGAACCGCCTCTTTCTCCGCTATTTGCGACTCGATTTCGGCTTTTTTCCCGGCGAGTTCTGAAAGTTTCATATCCAACACCTCAAGGCGCACCATTTCCTGCCTCACGGGCTCGAAATCAGGCATATCGTCTCTTACACCCAAGACTTGGTCTTCGCTCATTTCCAGGTCAATCGTGCGGCGCACCTTCACTTTGCCGAGATCGGCCTCCTTATAATCCGGCGTGACTGCGATATATGTCTCTTTCATAATTGCCCCCTATTCCCTATCCTGCCAGGCTTTAATGTAATCCACCGTCAGCGTCCGGGTGGTGGCCCCGGCAAGCTGCTGCACCATCACATATACACTAAGAGTTGTCCCGGCCAGGATGGTTCCCGTGATATCAACTGCCGCCACCTCCGTGTCGTTGATCCACACACGAGGCTGCTCCGTATCCGTACAGTCGATCTTAATTTTAACATAAGTATCGTTCACCGCCACAACGTCCGTGTCGTCCACGATAAGGCCGCCGTTGTCGTCATTGCTGAAGATCACCAGATGATTCGCACCGTGGCCGTGGCCGTTGTCCGAATCGATCCCCACCAAAATTATGTCGTCGTCCGGGGCGGCCTTGTCCACAAACGAGCCCTCGGCGAACCCGATGCCAAAATAACAGGTGGCGATGTTGTCCACCTTTACGCGCGCCTCCAAAATCGGGTTCTCATCCACGCGCCAGTTGCCGATGCCCAGGACAAACTCGCTGTCGTCGTCGCCGCCCGTGGTCGTCATGGCAAGCGTGCCGCCAGCTCCGGCCGCATACACGATATTGGCAGCGCCATGATTCGTGCCCCCCTGGGTCCATTCATCCGCCCGGAGACCGGCTCCCAACTGTACCCCACTGGCCTCTTCATCGAAATCCTCTGCCCAAGAATACAAGCGGCACACCATCACCCCATTAACGTCCATTTTTGCCGTTGGGCTATTTGTGTTTACCCCGACATTCCCCGCGGCATCTTGCAAAATTAAATCATAGCTGGCGTGCGTATCGACTGATAAATCTCCCGCTGAGTTCCTGATTGTAGCCCCTGCGCCTTTGTAAAAAAACAACCCCGCGTTACATAAATAACTGCTTGCCCCGCCAACATAAAACATACCGGCACCTTCTAAGTTTATGTCCCCGTGGACGTCCAGCTCTTTGGTCGGGGCGGCTGTGTTGATACCCACGTAACCGTTTATGGCGTCGATATATACCGGGCCATTCGCAGGTGTCATTTTTCCGGATTTCCAATTCGTGCCGTCGCAGGAATACAAACCTGCTTCGCCCGGCAGCAGCACGTCGATGGTGTCGCCGCCGTCGTTTTTTATCGTCAGGTCTTCGCCCGCCGCGTCGGCAGTGTTGATGATAAAAAACAGCATTTTTTCCGCGTCGGCCTCGGCGGGCAGGTTCACGTCCCGGTCCGATCCTCCCGGGTCCAGGAACTGCACCGGGTCGTCCGTCACGGCAAGCGTTTTCGCCGCCGCCAGGGCCTCGGTGTTCACCCCGGCCAGCATTTCCCACGAGACCCCTTCCTGCTCGATCCACACCCCGGCGGTCGCGTAATCGTCCGGTCGCACCTTGTACGGGTGGACGGTGGTGTTTTCCGAGTCCGTCGCGGTCGCGTCATACTCGAAAAGCAGCGCCTTGTCCCCGCTGATCATCGCGATCGCGCGGTCGCCTGCGCTCAGGTCATCCACCGAAAGAGCGTCCAGCGCCCTCGTCGCCCCGCCCGTGAGCGCCGTGCAATTATACGTTGTCAGTGCCGCCATGTTCAGCCTCCCTTAACTGTCATACCCCCATAAATCGGGATCGCCGCCCCACAGGTCCGGGTCGCCGCCCCATTCATCCCGGTAGACCCGCCGTTCGGTGAGCAGCTTAAAACTCGCAGCCCAGTACGACGGCCGCACCCACCCAATTCTCGGCACGGCCTGAAACCGCGCCTTGTAGGTGATTCCGCTGTTCGGGTGCGTCCAGTAAAACGCCAGTGCCGTGTTCACGATGTCGATCAGCGTTTCCAGCAGGACCTTGTCGGCTGCCGTCAGCGTGCCCGGATAATTCAGCCCGAAAAAAAGCCGAGTCATGGTATACCGCATCCGTCCGTGCACGTAGCCGAACTCTGAAGCGGTCTTTACCGCGTTTTCCTCCCGCTCGCCGTCCGGGTCCAGCGGATAACTCGGGTTTCCGGATAATACGGGAAAAGTCGCCATCAGATCGCCGTGCCTCCTGCGTCGTAATCGCTGTGATAAAAAACGTTGCTGTTGTATTCGAGCGCCGCCAGCCGCATTTTGCCGTCCTTCGCCCTTGACACCAGGCTCGCCCGGTACGTCACCGCCTCGCCCGTGGCCCGCGCGATCATCCACACGTCGTGCAGGGCGATATCCGCCAGTTCGGCCGAAAGCGCAATCGTGTCCACCGCCTGGTCCCACGGCCCGGTCACCGTGCGCTCCACCACGTCGTCGTCCCCGGCCCGGTGCGTCCACAGCTTGCAGTTGCTGTCCGCCTCGATCTCATAGTCGATATCGTCGTCGTTCACATCAAAACCCGCGTCCATGCCGGCCCACGATCTCACATCCCCCGTCCGCTCCGACACGATCAGCCCGGCCGTCGCGCCCAGGTGCGTGACCCGTTTCAACGAAAAATCATCCCCATAGATCACGTCCGCCGGTCCCGTGTGGCTGCCCTTATACTTCAACTGCGACGAGGCGTATTCCGCCGTAAAATATCCGGTTTCTTTGTTCCAGGCGGTATGCAGGCCCGTGTATTCGGCGAGCCGGTGGTATATCCCGCCGCCGTCTTCCAGGACGTCGATTTTCGACAGGCTCCCCGCGTCATTCTTACGGTACCCCTCAAAATAATATAGCGCCCCTTCGACCAGCGTTATCGGAAGATACATGTTTCCGTTGCCCGCCGTCTGCGTGCCCTTGATATGCCACGCCCCGAGCCCTCCGCCCCAGTTCCCGGCCTGCGAGGTAACGGTCATATCGTCGCCGGTAATGCCCGTCGTGGCGTTCGTGTCGGCCACGTCCGTCCGCCAGGCGTTGTCGCTGGTTAAAAGCTCGCTGTCTTTCGCCTCGGCGGTGTCCGTGGTCCGGATGTAGCCCGTGAGCTGCTTCCCGGCGCTGTCCGTCAGCGTGATCTTTTTCCCGACGTGGTCCGAGAAATCCACCCCGTCGATATAAATCGCCGCCGCGCCGTCGACCGTCACGATCCGTATATTGTCCGAATCGGTAACGGTGCCGGTATACGCCGACCCCGTCAAAAACTCGCCCGAATCCAGCAGGATCGGCTGGTCCAGCACCACCGCATAGCTCGACCGGAAGCCCTGCACCTCCAGCCTGCCGCCGAAGGTCAGCACGTTTCCGTCGTGCTGAAAAGGAAGGTTGTCGCCCACCTGCATCCGCACGGCGTCGATGTCCGCCCCGAAGGTGATCAGCCGGTTCAGCTTGTCGCTCATCTGCTGCCGGAGCAGGCCGTACCGTCTCGCCACGTCCTCCTCGGTGCAGCCCCAGAGGAATACCTCCTCGATTTTCGGCTCGCGGGTCAGGCTGCTGTAACCCGCCGAGTATATCGGCACGCTGTCCCGCCGAAAATTCTTGTCCTTGTTTCGGAACTCGATCATATACACATCCGGGCGGTCGGTGCGGTCCAGAAATTCCAGCTCGAAACTCCCCTTGCTCACGTTCCCCACGCTGAAGCCCTGCACCAGCGTGGCGTCGGGCTTTTCCACGGCCACCCAATACTCGCTGCCCGTTTTGATGATTTTCGCCCGGCCGATCTGCTCGATCTTCTCCAGCGCCGCCTGCACGCTCATCTGGCTGTCCAGCACCCCGTTCAGCGTCACCCGCGTGTTTCCGTCCACGCCGCCGTCGCAGTTTGTCGCCCATGCCGTCCAGGTCGTCTCGTCGATGTCGTCCGGGTCCACGCCCTCCCGGTCGCACAAAAGGAACATCGCCGCCCAGGCGCAGTTCGAAGACGCCCGGCTGGTCGTCCCCCCTGCCCAGTTGCTTACGTCGATGCTCCCCCGGTCCCATATCGCCGCCACGTCATTGATCCCGCCGCTCAGCCGCTCGCTCGCATCCACGTGGACGCCCAAAAGCGACATGTAGGGGTATTTCAGCTCAACGTCCAGGATCTCGTCCAGGGCCTGCAAATAAAGCACGCTCACGTGCGTGGTGTCGGCGTCTTCCGCGCTGATCCGCGTCGGCTTGATCTCATAGTCGTCCCGGGCGGGGAAAACGATCGGGTACTGCCGCCGCACGGGCGTGCGCTTGTTCTGCGTCACCCGCTCCCCGTGCACGATGTCCCCGGCCGCCGCCGCCGTCGTGGCGATGTTGTTTTCGGCCTTTGTCGTATTGTTCAGGTTTTCCGCCGTCTGAAACGTCCCGCTCACGTCCTTGACCCACAGGTCGCCCGTCTCCGTGCCCGCGGCCCAGGCTCCGCCGCTTGCCGCCCGGCCCGCATACGTCCCCGACGCCCCGCTCGCGGCCCCGGTGATCGTGTCCCCCACGTCCGGCTCGCTGATCCCCCCGCCGCCGCCGCTGGTATATCCGAGCTGCGCCTGGCGAAGAATCCAGGTCGCGTCTCCCACGGCCCGGTAGTGGATCGAGAAATCGCAACTGTTATTGATTAATTGAGCGGCGGCGTTAATTTCATAGAGCCCGTTCGGAAAGGTCATTTGCAGCACGGCCTCGTCAACCTCGCCCTTTGTCGTGACGTAAAAGTCCAGGGCGTCATCGTCATACGCCGCCGTCGGCACGGTAAAGCCCGCCGTGTGGGCCGCCTGCCCCTTCAGCACCCGGATTTCGTCCATCCACCCCTTGAACTCGTTGATGCCCGCGACCGCCGCCGCCAGGCTGACCTGAAGCGTCGCCGCCAGGTCCTGAAAATCCGTGTCCGTCGTGCCATCCGTTTCCTGGTCTTCCAGCGCGCCGTCGACAAACAGATAGTAGTCGTTCCCTCTCCTGCACAGCTCGACGTGGTAGAACTTGCTCGTGTCCAGCACAGTCGTGGACACGGGCGACGAGCCCAGCGGCCGCACCCCGGCCTTGTAATAGGTGAAATAAATCTTGTTGTCCGTATAGAGGCTCAGACACCAGAAGTTCCCGGCGTCCACATACTGCCCCACCAGCCATTGCCAGGTGTTGAGCTGGTCGGGCTTCACCCATAAATCGACCGTAAAATCCTTTTCCGCGAAATACCAGTCCGCCGAGTCCGCCAGGGTGAGCTGATCGCCCGCCCCGTCGAAATATGCAGACTTTCCGCCGAACTTGCTTTCCGTGTTGTCGGCAAAGGTGTTTCCGACGGTGGTAACCGTCTTCCCGGAGGGCGATGAATCCACAAAAGGCGTGTCCGCGTCGGCGTGCAGCAGCAGCACGGTTTTCGTGGTCATTTCCGTCGGCATTTCCCTGTACTGGTGCAGTTTCTCAAAGCCGTCCAGCGCCGCCTGTCCGGTCGTCCCCTTCGTCGTTTGAAAAGAATACTTATCCAGCGTGGAAAGCCGGATATCCCCGTTGATGTAAATATCGTCCGCGCTCGCCACGGGCGTCGCCGCCTCGCCCCGGCACATGCAGAGCAGGAGCTTCGCCGTCTGCTCGTCGGTCGCGTTGTTGGTGTCGATATAATAATTGATGACCTGCCCGGCCAGCAGGAACTCGCCGAAAAGCTCGGGGATCGCCAGCCCCGGAGACCACGACGTCTGCGGGCCGCTCCATCCGTAGCTCGCCGATCCGCCCATGCCCGACTCCTGGCTCAGGCCCGAAATGGCGGGCGTGGACAGGTCTCCCGGCTTTGCCGACGGCAAAAGCCCGTTGATCGCCACCTTGCCCATGATGGTCACCGCACCCCCGGCGAGAAGCGCGGCCGAATACCCCCAGAAGGTTTTCCCGATCGCCGTCAGCGCCCAGTTTCCGGTCATCACGGCCGCTGCCATAATGCCGATCCCCGCCACGGTCCGGAGCGCCTCGCCCGAACCCAGGTGCGGCGTGATCACCAGGCTGTCGCCCGGCGCGATCCGCGCGGCATCGTCAACCGGCCCGCCGTTTCGCAGCACCGCCAGGTGCTCCCGCCGAAACCTCTCCGGCGCGTATTCCGCCAGGAAATCGCCCGCGGTCAATCGCGGATTCCACTCGACGAAAAAGATTTCCCGGCCCTCCGAGCAGTCAAACGGGTTCGGCACGATCGATACCAGGACCCACCGCGTCTGCCACCCGCCCTCGACCGGCGTTATTTCCGTAATCCGTTCCACCGATAAAACCCGCCGACCCTGATCCGCCATCGAGGCTCCGACAGCCGCTCCGTCAGCACGCCGACCTCCTCGATTACATGAATAAAACGATCCCCGGCAATCACCACGCCCAAATGAGAGAAAATCCCCGGCACCGGATACGCCATCACGACCAGCGACCCCGGTTCCGGGCTTGAAATCCTTTTCCATCCGTTTGTCGTGCCGCCCCCCAGCAGCGGCGCGCGGTGGATGATGTCGTTTTTCGGTATCTCCGCGCCCGTGGCCCGGCGCACCATCTCGGCCGCCAGGGCCGAGCACCCCCAGGCGTCCGGACCCGCCGCGCCTTTGCAATACGGCTTGCCCACCAGGTCCGCTATTTTTATTTCGCGCTCCATGCTTCCCGCCGTTTACTCCGCCGTGCTGATCTTCGTGTTGTCCGGGTCGAACCCTTCGCCCGGAATTCCGGGAAACGAAAGGAACCTGTCCTGGTTCGCCAGCGCCTCGCACCGGGTCAGCGTCCGGTTGCACGCTGTTTCCGCGCCCGCGTACCCGCACTCTGTCGACTTGAAATCCCACATGCACGTCTGCCGGTCGTAGGTATGTCTCGGAAACCGCCGCGCCAGCAGGCTCTCCGCCCCCAGCGTAAACACCACCCACATCTGCACGGCATTTTCGACCAGCTCCTCGGTGCACCGCACGTTTTTTACGGTCCGCGTTTCGGTGAGCACGGCCACCCCGCTTGCCAGGTCGCCGGAGTAAAGGACCCGCAAAATCACGATCCAGCCCGACGCCCCGTCTTCAGCCTCCACCAGGGTCTGCACGGCCCGGTTCGAGTTTCCGACCCGGATCGCCAGCTCCTCGATGCTCCCGTCCGCCGCCTGTTTGCTTTCATCCAGGTCGAAGGGAAACGCCGCCCACGTATGCCCGCCCCAGGTGATATCCTCGGTGTTCAGGCACAGCCGCAACTGCGTCACGCCGGCGGCGTTCTGGATCTCCAGCGTCGGAATCCACGCCCCCGGATCTGAGAGCTTGTTTTTCGCGGCCGCCACGGTCGCTTGAAGTGTCAGGGCCATTACTGGCTCACCGCCCCCTTTGTCGCGTTTTGCATCAGCCGGTTTGTGGCAATATTTTTCAGATACATCTTGACGAAAATCTCGTCGTTTGTTTCCGTAGGCTCGCCCGCCTGTTCCACCTGCATCGGCGTGCCGGTCTCGTTGATCAACTGCACCACGATCCGCTTTTCTCCCCCGCCCGTCGTCCGCACGCCCAGGTCCCCGCTCCGGGTCCGCGCGAGCGGCAGCACCCCCTCGGGTCCCGCCTCACCCATCAGGCCCGCGCCCCGCGCCAGCGGAAACAACACGGGCCGGTCCACCACGCCGCCCTTGCCCATCGCCACGACCCGGCCGCGGTTGAACACATTCCCCTCGGCGCTCTTAAACAGGCTCAAAAGCCCGCCCTCGCCGGTCACCGCGGCCGTGGCCCAGCTCGACATATAGCTCGATATCCCCCTGCTGATCCCGGAAAGCACGTTGTTCGCCAGGGCCTCCAGCCGCCCGAAATCCTCATCCATAAAATCAAAAAACCCCTGAAACCCGAACTCCATGCCGTAGGCCGCCTGCTTCCCGGCGTCCTCGATTTCCCGGAACGCATCTTTCGCATTCTTCTCCAGGTCGGCCAGACCCTTTTTGATGTAATAATCCTGCTCGCTCATCGCCTCCTGAAGCTGGTCCAGGCTTTTCTGCTCCGCCTCCCTTTCCATCTCCAGGATCGCGTCCCACTTCTCCTCGCGGTGCTTTTGCTCCAGCACCGCCAGCGCACCGATCGCCTGGGCCTTTTTCACCTCGGCGGCAAACGCCTCGCTGACGTAATCGGCACCGGTCGTCCCGGCAACCTTCGCGCCCGTTGCGGTTCCCCCGCCCGGCGTGAGCCCGCCGCCCGGCCCGCCGGAGGGCCTGCCCTGCTGCGCCAGCAGCTTTCGCCGGTAGTAGTCGCCCGACATCAAAACATCGTTCATGGCCTTCTTGGCCCGCTCCGCCCAGTCGGCCCAGATCGCCCCGATCTGCGAAAACTCCCCCTTTGTGAGCGACACCCAGCTCGCGGCCAGCGCCGCCCAGTAGGTCCCCGTTATCTGAAAGGCCCGGCTCACGATCGTCCAGGCCGAGTGCCCCACGTCCGCCACCGTCGCCAGGGCGTAGGAAATCTCGTCCACCTCGCCCGACCATTTTTTCAGCGTGGGCAGCATGTCGGAAAGAATCAACATCACCACTTCGCCCAGGCCCTCTTTCGTGTCTCCGATGATGTTCCCGAGCTGCTGCAATCCGCCGTACCCGGTCGCGGCCAGCGCCCTGGCCTGGCCGCCCACCTGTTTTTCGATCTCGCCCAGGATCGCCGCAAAGTCTCCCGAGTGCGCCACGTCCTCGTCGATCGTGATCCCCACGCGCCGCAGCTCCCCGGCGAGCCCCATGCTGGCCTTGCCCAGCATGTTCGCCGCCTGCCGGGTGTCGCCGCCCATGAGCGCCGCCAGGTCCAGCATGGCCTTTGTCGCCCTGGGCATCAGGTCGTCCGTGATGTCGCGATAGGTCATCAAAAACTTCTGTCCCTCGATCGTGGCCTCGTCCCCGAATGTCGTCACCTCCTGGAGCGCCTTGGCCTGCGATAGCAACTGGTCCCGGAACTCCGTGCTGTACCGTCCCATTGATCGCATGGCCTGCTCCAGGCCCGCCACGGCCTGCTGCTGCTTGCCCGCGAGCTGCACCCACTCGGTCATGGCCCGCTTGATCGTCGCCGCCGCGAACACCCCGGCCACGGCCTTTGCCAGGCCCTGCATGGTCGACGTCGTCTGCCTGGCCTTTTTCTCGGTCCGGCCCAGGGCCTTTTCGGCGTCCTTGCCGAACCTTTTGACCACGGCGTTTCCCTTGTCGTCGACGATCAGTTCAAGTCTGAGCTGGTCCGCCATTTTCCCTGTTCGCCTCTCTCGCCTCGCCCACCGCGTGAATCGCGGCGAGGCACATGTCGAAGACCCCCTCCCGCTGCGCCTCCGGCACGCGGGACATCTCCATTCCGGTATTGATCGACTCCAGCCTCGCGCCGCCCATGCCGTCGAACACTCCGCACGCGATCCGGTTGAAAAACTCGACAAACGGACAGAGCGCCTCGTCCAGTTTCGGCACGGCCCCGTCCGGGCACTCCGGCACGCCCTCGATCCCCGGACACGTCGGCTTGTTTCCGTCTCTCTGGATGCGCTTGCAGATCCCGCAGGTCATTTTCGTGTCCAGGCTGTTCCAGCGCACCCAGTCAATCAGTTTTTTTCAAGCGCCTCCCGGCCGAGCTTCAGCTCCCGCGCCTTTTGAAGCACGAACGCCACCATCCCGCCGCCCAGATCGAAATCGAATATCTTTTTTTTCACCTCGTCCGTGCACACGATCGGCTTTCCGTCGGCGTCCGCCACCTTTTCCCAGTCCTCCAGGCAGTAGCAGAAAATCTTCGCCTGGCGGTTCCCGGCCACCACGAGCGCCCCGTCCTGCACCACGACGTCGGCCATCGACTCCGGGCACGGCCTGACCTTCAGCCGGCAATCCTCAAAATCAAACCACCGCCCCTCGTAGGAACACGCTTTCAGGTCGATCTTCATTCCCTTTCACCTTTTACCTTTCACCTTTTACCTGCCGCGCAGCGGCCTACACGTTCGCCACAAACGACGGGATGCCGTGCATCACAAACTCCACCCGCTCTTTGACCACCTCGCCCTTTTGCCCCACCGCACCGAACGCCTTGAACGACACCCACACCAGCAGATGGTCCCCCGTCTGGTCCTGGTCCGGGTCGTAGTTGAAAAGCTGGAGAAGGAAATAGTCCTGGGTCGTGTCCGCGCAGTCCTCGAAGGCGTCCCAGAAGGAATCCACCGCGATAAAATACCCGTTCGCGTGCCCTTCGCCCCCGGCCTGCCCCGGCAGGGCCTCCTTCCACTGCTGGCCCATGCGCGATGCGTCCGCCATCTCCAGGTCGATCGCGTATTCCCAGTCGATCAGATACCCGCACTTTTCCAGCCCGCCTTCAACCACAAACCCGTTGTTGCCGTCCACGTCCACGTTTCCCACGTTTCCGTCAAACGCGGCCTTGCCGCGGGTGTGGTCCACGATCAGGACGTTCTTGCCTCCGTCGTCGGTGAATGTCGGCGTGGCGTTCGGGTTCAAAAGCCGCAGGTCGCTGTCCGTGATCTGCGCCTCGTCGGCCGCCTCGGTCGTGGCCTCGTCCTTGAAATTCCCGATGGTCCACTGGTCGCCCGCGGTGTGCCCGACCGTGGCGGCGAACGTGATTTTCTGCCCGTCGTCCAGGGTCTGCGCCGCGCCCGTGATATCCACGCCCGCGGTCCACCCCCCGCCGTTCTTCCGCCACTTGAACGTGTCGACGCCGCCGCCGCCTGCCAGCTCTCCGTCGATCACCACCTCGTAATAGGCCGACGCCGCGCCGGCGAACCCCGTCCCCCAGGTCGCGTCGTTCAGGCCGTTTCCCTTGAATCCGTTCGGCCTCAGCCGGTAGATCGCCGCCAGCTTGCCGTGCGTCGGTGCTGTCGGGCTTGCCATAATTCGCTCCCCGCCGCCCGCCGTCATTCAGCGGGTCGGCTTTTCACGTTTTACTTTTCGCTTTTCACGGCCGTCGGCCTAAGCCGTATCCGTCAGGCTCACCGCCCCGTTGCCCTGATAGCTCACCGTCGCCTTGACCACGTCGCCGATGGTCGCGGGCACGGATATCCCCGTGATAAAAATGTCCCCGTCAAACGCGTTCGTGCTCGCGTCCAGCAGGAACTTGACGTCCGTCAGCTTGGTCCCCGGCGTCGCCGCTACCAGGTTGTCGAAAAACGCCTTTTGCTCCGTGTTGCCCGCCACGAAATAAATCTCGAACGTCCCCCGCCACCCGGCCTGTCCCGGCAGGGCCTCCTTCCAGTGCTGGCCCACGCGCGAGGCGTCGGCCATGTCCAGGTCGATCTCCATCGTCCAGCCCAGGCTGTAGTCCATCGCCACGTCATTTTTCTCGACCCGGCACAACTTTCCGTGAAACGGCGTTGCATTATAAGCCATGACTTTCCTCCTTTATTTTTTCCGCCTGCCCCCCGCAGCCTTAGCGGCGGGAGAGCGCTTTGCTTTGCGTTTTTTCTTCCTTTTCACCCGGTGCTCGTGCACCGTTTTCCCCTCCAGGTCCAGCACCAGCGCCGCGGCCTCCGGGCAGTCCATGCACGACGCCATTACGTTTTCCCTCACCCCTTTCGGGCACGCACCCTCAGCCCGGCACTCGATTCTGATAATCCCCTTGTACGGCGTCATCTTGTCACCCTTTACCTTTCACGGCCTTCGGCCTACGGCGTCGCGAAATTGTAAAAATAATACACCTCGAACTCCATGTCGAACATCCCGATCGGCATATCCACGCCGCCCTCGTACACCGTGAAGTTTTTCACCTCGGTCGAGCCCCAGTACGAGTTCCAGGTCGAATCCAGCAGCGCCGTTTCCACGTCGGCCAGCAGCTTGTCCAGGTTGTCGTAGTCCCCCTCGTCGGCCTCCACGTTCACATAGCCCCACACGTGGAGAACCAGCCGCCTTTTTGATTTCCCCTGGGTCCCGATCTCGGTCGGCCCCTTCTCGTTCCAGAGCGCCAGGCCGGGCATGTTCCCGGCGAACGCCTGCTCGGGCTGGATGCCCCGCAGCACCTTGAGCACGGTCGAGGCGAACCCGTTTACGACGGTAATGTTTCCGAGCGTCGTCAAAAGGCTCTTGATCACCGTTTCCCGTGTCGATATCGCCGCCACTTCATCCCTCCATCCATGCCAGCATTTGATCCTTCGTTAGACCACACGAATCCGGGAAAATGGCATATTTGCCTTCTGTCGCGATTCTTCGGTCAAGGCTCGCGATTTGTTCCTGCTCGCCCTTGCTAATCTGAATACATATGGGCTCGTCTTCGCAGTTATGCCAAACGTTTCCGATTTTCACTCTCATTGCGGGCACCTCCTTTTTCAACGCCCCCCGAACGCTTCAATCAAACTGTCCGCGAAAACCCCCTTGAACCGGTCCAGGTTTCCCGCCACCGAAGGCCGCATAAACGGCCTGGGCGGGATCACCACCTTTTGCGCCGTCCGCCATCCGACTCCGGGGACCATAAATCTCAAAGCATCTGCAACTTTCGGGCGGATCACGCCGCCCTTTTCATGGATGCGCGCATAAATCACGTTCGTTCCCAGCGCCCCTTCCACCCCGGTCGGCGTGGCCGAAACCTCCGTCGTGATGCTCCCCCGCAGCCGCCCGGATCTCCGCTGGAGTTTTGACGGCCCCGGCCCGCTCAGGTACTCCCGTTTCGCGGTGCCCTCCGCCACGGCCATGCACTTTTCCATCGCCGGTATCAGCGCCCGGCGCATCTCCTCGGGCTTTCGCCTCAGCCGCTGCACCGCGTTCCGATCAAGTTTTATCCTGACTTCCAGCATGTTAATAATTCCGTATCAACAGCTCTTTAAACATGGGGTTTTTAATCTTCCTTTTGTTGATCCCGGTATTCCTGGATACTTCGCTAAATTTCCAACCTCCGAACATTTTGCGGCTCGCCTCGCAATCGTCGATGCTCAACATCCACCGGCCTTTTGTCTGCCTCAGCACCTCGGCCAAGCGTTCGTGTTTAAACTCCGGACCCTGGTAATATCTCGCCCCTTTGAAATAGGGCGGGTCACAATAAAAAAACGTTTTTTCGGCATCGTATCGATTGAAAATTTCTTGAAAATCCAGACACTCAATTATCACTTTGTCCAACCGACGCGAGACCTTTTCAGCCAGCGCCATAGTCCCTGCGGTTGAAGTTACCGCCCCCCCCCCTGAACTTTTCGTTATGCCGAAATCCCTCCCCTTGCCACCGAAACTGTTTTTTATTAAATACAAGAACCGAGCGGCCCGCTGAATGTCCGTCAGCCCCTTCTGATCTAAGAACTCTTTAAATAAACTCCTGCTTGATATCAGCATGGAGTATTCGCCTTGCAGGGCATCAAAATGGTATTTGACTACCTTAAAAAAATTTACCAGCCGAGAGTCTAAATCGTTATATACCTCCACCCGCGCCCACCTTGCTTTTGCAAACAAAATCCATGCCGCACCCCCAAAGGGTTCCACGTAGCAATCAAT